TACCGACTCATCCTGGCTAACGAAAATACTGGATCTAACGACGCCCCTTTATTAGATGCAGTTAACCTAGTTAATAACTTTTCTACAAAGTATGTTAGAGGTATGGTCATGGGGTTCACAAGAGATCCTATATTCACAGTTCCTAACGGAAAGGCGTACACACCAGATGCCTTTAACGGGGATCAAACAGGTATAGCTCCAGCGGACACGGTGAATGATCCTGAGAAGACATGTCTATTCTTAGCCCCAACTCAGTCCTACTCAAAGGAAGGATGTAACTTCATAAAAGCAGATGACTGCAATCCTGAGGACGCCTTCTTCCGAGGTCTAGCCATAAATCTAACTGTTCCCAACGAAGCAGGGGAGAGCTTGTTCTCTGTTAATAGTAAGTTTATTCATCTGAATGTATCATTTGATTATTCAAATGATATTATCAAGGTTTATTTAAACGGTTCTAAGCTAACTTCTGGACTTGTTAACGGGGAGCAGAAGACAGCGGCAGAGTTCAAAATATCAGATATATTTGGAACTGAACCTGGGCAATCTATAAAGGTTCCTACATTCAAAGCTTCTTCTCCTACAGCTAACAGTTTCGAGTACGGTCCTACTGTAAACGCAAGGTATGTCCTAGGTCCAAAGAACGATGAATTCTTTACACCATGGATAGTTGGAGGTGGTTGGACAGACGGACTACCTACATCTTATCAAATCGACAACTCAAATCAACCGATACCGCAGTCCTTTAGAGGCGGTTTTATGGGAGGAACTGGCGGGATCTACAGCGGGTTTGGAGGCCATATAGGAAGCTTAAAGATATACTCTACCCCTCTGACGGATGCTCAAGTGACTAAAAACTACACCGCCCATAGAAGTTTCTTCGGAAATATAGATCTAGGGTAAATAGTAACTAGGAGAGGTTATGTTAGATCTATCAGTAGGATTCCTTAGCGGCGTCAGTAGGTACTCACCACTTACAATATTGGGTGAGGATGGATATCTTGCAACCATAAATCCAAACACAACCACCTTCCCAGTAGAAGATGATGTAAAACCCCACTTCAGAAGGCACGCCCACCCTGGAGAAACCTTTAATATACTGGTTACTTTGAGGGATGTTATAGGAGGGGTTCCTGGGGCATATATTACAAAGGACAATAACCCCACAGAGGGTTTAGTTCATACCGTTCAATGGGAGAATGTAGGAGATGCTATAGAAGGAGTTGATTTTATATCCACCACTCCTAAAACTCTACAATTCAGTAGAGACAATATAGAGCAAAATATAAATATACAACTCCTCCCTAAGGCAGGTTGGTTCAAAGAGAAAAGAATAGATATTAGATTAGTTAATCCTGTAGCTGATCCTGAAGGAAGTGATACTTTTGTATTAGATCCAGGGCTTCCAGGGGCCAACTTCCCAGGAGGTATACTTCCTGCTAACATCTTTATAAGAGGTGGAGGAGATCAGGTAGTAGTTCTCCTATGCCCTGATGCAAATAATGAACCTCCTGTCATCTCCATGGAGCTTGACGGCACTCGAATAGAGGATCACGGAGATCAGATCAAGGCCACTTTCACTCTTTCATATACTCCTATAGAGGATGTTACTTTGTACTACAAAGTGACTGGAGATCTAGAGCCGTACATGGTATATCCTGATAGCGGAACTCAGAAGATAATAGCAGGGCAAACCTCAAAGACAATCACCTTCACCTATCAGGATCAGGCAGACGCTGCCCCACAATATGCATCATTTCAAATAAGCTTAGACCACGAAAGAGATACTAGGGTGTATAGATCTGATCTACTAGATCCAAACACTTCTCTTAGAAGAGTTGAGCACTATAGACATATTGATGAGAACCTTGCTCCCGACTCAAACGGTTTCGATATAAAAGGTTTTGAAACAGATGACTACGCTTTAAACTCATCAAGAACAGTAACTGATATTGACGGAGAACCTACCCAATGGATCATGGGCGGCCCAATCGCAGACCCAGGACATGAACCAGGGTTCTTTTACGATCAGTTAAGTGATGTTAAAAAGAAGGACCCAGTAACAGGACATATTCTAAAGGTTCTAGGAGCAGATGAAACCGCTAGTAATTATGGAGATCTTATAATAGCTTTCCACGATCTAAAAGGCGGAGGACCTTTTGCGTTAGAACCTCTTAGAAGATATATAAGACACTCCATGCACATTGATTTTATGGAGGGGTCTGATGCTCCAAGAAACTTTGAGTGCCATGAGATTTCCTGGAGAAACCGTAATAAAGAAATTCAACATGCGGTTACTTTTAGAAATAATTTTAAATACGAAGGAGTAGGTTTTGATGGAACCCCTGGCACTGATGAAGACGGTAACTCTGTCCCTGTTTATACCATAGATTACAATGGGACTGAGGTTAAGTTCTGGAAATGGAGATCCTCTAACATTGATGGTAATACCAAATATGGTGTATTTAAGGACGACTATGGAATCTGTTTATGGATATCAACACTAGTAGACGAATCTACTGTATGGCCTGAAGGTAACAATATATCTACGACATACCCTGACGGTACTCCTAACGGATTTGTTCCAAAAACAGATCAACCTGAAAAAGATATTACAGGGTGGCAGAACAAAGTACATGCAAGTGTAGGACCTGCGATATCAACATGGAACGGTACGGACAGGACAACCCAGGACCTTATTGATCTAAGTGCAGGCGTTCTAGTTCACTCTTTCATGAGAGAAATGAGGGATACTCCATTTGAAACAGACGAGCCCGTATACTGGCCTCGACTAGCAACTAGATGGACCCCTAGAGGTTACGCCACTAAATCAGGGCTAATTGATAATATAGAAAGGGTTGTAAAAAGAACAATAACTGGAACCATTTCAGGGACCAAGCAGTATGCTCAGGACATTTCTAAGAAGGCCAAGCAGGACCTGATTGATACGAAGGAAAATACGAGACACGGCTTCTCTTTCCCCGTTGGAGCTAACGAAAGGTTGTTCTCTAAATCAGGTGGTAATAACCTGATAAAAGGACAGATAACTCAGTTATTTTTCACCTCTCCAGGCGAGAGAGTTATGATACCCGACTTTGGATTAAATCTAAGGATGTATTTATTTGAGCAATTGGACGATGCACTGATAGATAAATTAAAGAGAGAAATAACAGCACAGTTTAGATTATACATTCCAAATGCTGAGTTGCTAGATCTGAAGGTTTTGCAGTTACCTGATGATAACAGCGGACAGAGTTTGAAGATAGCGATAACTGTAGTTGATAAAAAGAATAATGAGGTTATACCCTTGGAGTTCACGATATGACAGATTTCCCATTTACAAAAGCTACTTCTGATTACACAAAGTATACTGTGTTTAGAGAAGATCAGAAAGCAGCTTTGATAGATTACACGGCTAATGATTTCGTAAGTTTAAGAACATCCCTTCTTAACTATGTGAAGGCAGTTTACCCAAAGGACTATAACTTATTCGCAGAGTCGGATCTAGGGTTAATGATGATCGAGCTTATATCCTACATGGCCTCTGTTATATCAATGAAGACAGACATGATAGCTCATGAGATGTTTTTAAAAACTGCAAAGAGCCCAAGCAACATAAGAAAGCTTTTAGAGATAATCGGTGTCAGGTTCAAAGGCCCAAGTGCAGCAGCGGCTACAGCTAGAATACAATTAGATGACTCGACTGTATCCGATAACCAGCTTCTAGTAATACCTGCTGAGAATAGATCGTTTACCATATCATCTCCATTAGACGGTGCTTCTGTAAACTACACTTTGTATAGCACTAAGAATGGTAAAATAACGGAGCCCACAGCAGACGGCTCTATTGAGTTCGAGCCAAAGCAAGCTCTGGACTTTTCCGCCAACTCAACGCCCGCATCCTTATGGGAAAATGCAGTTCTAGTAGAAGGATCCTTCGCTCAAGATACAGGGACCTTCACAGATGTAGACACCCTTAGAGAGGTAACTTTACAGAACGGCCCAGTCATAGAAGGGAGCGTTCAGGTTTTAGTAGAAGGTGGAGACAATCAAGGGGTGTACACTGAGGTTGAATCTTTATTAAGCACATCCTCTTCTGATTCTAAAGTATTCCAAATTGTATACGATGATAGTTTCAACGCCACTGTTCAATTCGGGGACGGTGTTACAGGGTCTATACCAGATTCAGGTTCTTCCTATTTCATATCTTATAGGTCTGGTGGTGGAGTTAGAGGAAACGGAGTTACCAACTTAATCAATAGTTCTGTAAGGGGTTTAGTTGGATCTGATGAAGTTACTGCAACCATGTCTAACATAAGACCCTTTACTGGAGGCACTGACCCAGAAACGATAGACCATGTTAAGAGATACTCGAAGATGGTTTTCAGACAACAAGACCGCCTTGTATCCTTAGATGATTACTCTACCTTTGCCAACACCTATAGAGATACTTTAGGAAACGCAGGCAAGGGAATAGCTGCTACTAGAAAAGCATTCAGTTCAGCTAACATCATTGATATCTATCTTCTTCAGAAGGCAACTAACCTACAGCTTCAGAAGGCATCCTTATCCTTTAAGACAGCTATGCTAGAAGCCATGCAATCTAAGAAGATGATTACTGATGATGTGGTTATAGTTGATGGACTTATCCGTACCTTGGACTTGAATATAAGAATAACTCTTGATAGAAAATATCAACCAAACGAAACTCACATAAAATCCAAAATATCTAGGGCGATAAACGACTACTTTAATGTAGACAATAGAGAGTTTGGCGAAGCGTTTTATCCTGATGATGTGGCGAGAGAAATCTTCACTGAAGTTGATGAGGTTAGGATAGCAGAAGTTACGAACTACAAGGACCCTGTTCAACTAGAGTTCAATGAAATACTTCAATTGAACAACTTCTTACTAACAATGAATTATGTCTAGAAAGTATAGCAGAAGAAACTATGTAGAAGTTCTCAAGACCATTCTTCCTGAGATCTATCAGGAGAAGGATCTTGAGTTAGCTAACATATCCTCAGACCTGTCCTACGATATTCTAAGGGCAGATACTTCTCTCATAACTAAATTTGCATACTTAAACAGATCTATACGACCACTTATTGAAGATTTTGAAGACAACTATTTTGAGTTAGGTCCTTGGAACACTGACGATTACAGAGATCAGGTTGCATTCCCAACTGTAGCAGAGGAGTCAGGGTATGCAGAAGGGCTGGTCAAGTATTTTATACCACAGAATAAACTAACATACATCGAACCTGATGAATTTATTCTTGAGATCCTAGATCCTTTAGGTTATGATATAAACGACTACACTACTTCAGGTGAGTTCTACACCTTCTTCAAAGACACTTTATACCCACAGCTTTCTAACGGAGAAGGTTCGTACTTCACAGCACCTGCGGCAGCTAAAGGAGTTTTCACGGACTTACATATCCTTACAAACTTCAAGTTCGGTTCCGATTACAAAAGCACTCTTAGATATCTTATAAACTCTCTCGGCCTGTTTCAATTAATGAACTACAGGTTCCCTTCACTATGGGATAGTATACGAGAAGAAGTAGCCAAGATATTTACTAGAAAGATTTATATAGAAAATACTCCTATAACTATACTCGACGCTGTTAATGTTCTCAAGGCCATTGAGTTTAACAATCAGCCATCAAATATAGCGAACGCAGATAAATCAATATTCTACCCTATATTCTCTCCTGAAGGCGATTTCGCAATAGATCAAACCGATACCTATCTAAGCGGAACTCAGTCACTAGAGAAACAATATGTATGGAACTCCATCCTGTACGGAATATCTCCAGAGGAACAGGATGATACCTTCGTAAAGGATTACCTTATAAGTTTCTTTGTTGATAAGCAGATACCTTCTAGAACTTTTACAGAGGGTCCTTTCCAAAAGTTCCTAAAAGCTGCGGGCTTCCTTATAGGAGATTTGGACAATGGGGCATTATCAATAGGCACTCTAAATTCAATAGAGAAATGTCCTGATAGATTATTGCCTTACCTAGCAGATACTATTGGTTGGAAGTTCTATACAATCAATGTTGATTCTTGGAGAAGACAGCTTAGAGAAGCCAGAGGTATTCTACAGAAGAAAGGAACTAGACAAGGTATCATTGATCTAGTTAAGGTAATACTTCCATCAAGCCCTATTGATTTCAGCACTGCATTCAAAGAATATCATGAGTCGTATATCCCTAACTTGATATACTTCATGCTGAAAACCGAATCTCCTCTATTAGCTTCAGAAGAAACTTGGACGCAGGATTTAGCAAACGAGTTCTGTAACGGAGAGTACAACCCATCCAATGTTGATGATAGTGTACGCTTCGTTGTTGATCATATATTATTGGAAGCCGCACATAAGTTCCCCAGTAACTTCATATATCAAGGGATAAACTTCCAAGTAGATGACTCAAGATTTGTTTTCAACCATAGAGGAAGAAACTTTCACTTACCACCTTGGGAGTTTGAAGAGTTTTACGAAGAGTGCGATGTATCAGAAGACCTTGTTGAGTTCTTTACCGAGAAGCTATTCTGTCTAGGTGTTGATACTGCTATAGCGGATCAGTTTAGAAATTACATACTTGATAACACTGTTCGTAATATACAGGACGAATACTATAACAACGGATTTGTTTTCCTTACCGATTCGCTAAAGCTGGCTCCCAACTATACGAAGATCATCTCAAATTATGATGAGCAGTTCTTTGATTACCTTCCTATGTGGAACGGTAAATCATCACAGTTTACATTCTCTGTGTCTTCAGGAACATTTGAGGATGATTTCAAAATCCTAGGAGCATTCACTAGGTACGACTTCTTCAACTCCTTAGAAGCTATACGCGATTTTATACCAGCCAAGGTAGATGAGAGGATTGATGTTTCATTAAAAGGGTCTGAGTATCTAGTAACCTTTGACAAGATCCACCCAAGATTAATATACCCCTCCGTAGATCTTCCAAACAAGAACGGGGCGATGGCTTCTTATGAGGACTCGACTATAGATATGGATGATCCTTATCTAGGTCTTATTGGAGATGGGAGACGAGACAACTACGACTTCGCCAACACACCAACAAGAAACAACCACCAGAACCTTACAGTATTCAAGAGAGAAGAAATAACCTATGAGAGAAAGCAACAAGACGCTGCTTGGAAGGATAATAAATCTCCTCACACCATAGTTTATAACGATGATAACTACAACTCTTTGGCGTGGAAGGAAGAACCTAGCGTCCCAGAAAGAACAGCACTGAGAAGACGCAACTTTGAAAAGGTTCTTTCTAAGGGTAATCTGTTTACTAGAACAGGTTTCAACCCTCCTATGTTCTTGAACAGAGTAACTGTTAAAGAAGGGTACAATGATATAGACAGGGAGTACATGCCTCTAGGTCTTATACCATCTTCCATGGAATTCGAGAAGATACTAGACCATGTAGACCTCCCTGCTGTTTACGATCACTGTGAGAACGCTGAATCAAACAGAATACACAACGGGTTCAGAACTAGCAACGCCTTCGAGAGCAGGAAGGGTACATACAGAACAGTAGATGGATTCATTGTAGATAAAGATAACTCTACAACCTCCCCCATAGAAGCTCGCTACAGAGACAATTTTGATTCTATCTACGACTTCATTTACAGCTTGGTTGATAAGAAGCTACTTCTAAAATCAGAGCTAACCTTTAGCCACAACAGCCATATCTTTGTTAACAGTTTCTGGAAGGACGCTATTGATAGTATAAAATCAGCGTACTGGAATGATTACGACTTCTCATTTGAGAAGGATTGGCACGACATAGGGTTTGATGTTTACAGCAGGGTTCCTAACGAGGACAACAAGGGCATAAACTATCTGTACCAGAACAACTATGTAATGAATGGTAACGGAAGAGATAATGTCTCCAGATCTGTTTTAGATGATCTAGAATATGGAGGTTCTTCCATAGTATCTCATGTATACGGTCCTATCTTTTGGAATGGTTTGATTCAGTTTGATGGTAAGAATCTTCCTCAAGGTCAAAAATCATCTAACATAGGAGTTGAAAGAGAGTTTGAACTATCGTTACTTCCATCTATACAGAAGACGGCTTCCGAAGATTTCGCTTTCTACGACAACGAAAGATCAGTAATAACCTTATTGAGTGGAGTGGAGATTGTTGACAGAAAGTTCTCTAACGATGAGCCCGCTCCAAAGAAAACCCTAGTATCTATTTACAACCTTCAAGAGAATGGAGGTTTCTTACCAGAAGACCTGAGCATCATAGGTAAGAATAATCTTACCATGAAGTCGTTTAATGGTAACCCTAGGTTGAGGTTTAGTTTCGACTACGACCTTCTAGGAAACAACTACCTAGAGCCAGAGGACAAGTTCTCTGTTGAGGTAAGCTCGTTATACCTTAAAGATGATTTTACAACCTTAGCCAAATCAGTTCATATTATGATTAGAACTGAGGTAGAGGAAGACGCTAAAGGTAATAAAGTTTTCTGGTGTTTCACCAAGAACAACAAGTGGGAATACTTTAACTATAGCGACTTTGATTCTCTAAACCCAACAGACAAACTAAACAAGTTCTACCACAAAAAGGTGCATACCAGCAAGGAACTTGAGATAAGTTACTTAAAGTGTTATCCTACCATACCTATAAAGGAATCCATATACTCTGTTAAGAATGATGATTTTGAAGTAAGTAGAGTTGAGTTTAATACACTTAACAGAGTTATTAAACTGGATATGGATTACTACACTGCCCAAGGACAGGTTCATAGGAAGGATCAAAGGTATGTTGTAGAGGTTGTTCCTGAAAAGGACGAAGACCCCGAAAGATATTGGATGTTCAGGGGTATGAAGTGTGTTGATGAAACGAAATCTAAAAGGGCTCATGTACAGTTTGATGAGCAAATACCTGACTACTCCATAACCAGAAATGAGACATCCAAAGAGATAGCACTTTACTATCCAGACAGCACAGAGGTCCCATTCCAAACTCTACTTAGATTAGATTCCAGCGGGTTTATTTACGATAACGAAACTCCCATAACCGTAGCTTTGAAACAAGGTAATGGTAGACCTTATCTATACAAGAGTGTAAAAGGGTCTATTCAGTACGGACTTCAGTATTATCTTCCTTACGAGGGTTACTTCAGGTACAACAATAATACAAAAAAAGGTCTTGCATCTTTAGTAGAGATTATAAACCTAGGTCAAAGTTCAGAATACTTTAACTACAACTACGACCCTACGGTGGCGGGAGATCTATCTGCTGCTAACAAGAGGTGGGATGTAGCGCCGTCACAAAGACCTGTAGGGGTAGAGTATACTGGGGGTCCTTTACGAGGCGACTATCCAGGGGATGTGTACGACTACAACGATCAATCGGTTCTACCAAGACCAGCAGTAAGCATAGAAGCAACAGTGATCCCTACAGACACGCCTTGGGGAACTAATGTAACGATCATTGATTGTACTAATGTTGCCCCAGTGTATGTGTACGGACAGAATAAATTAGATTCTAGAATAGATGCTTACGGTGGAGCTAACGATCTATACGATACGAACTTTATCATAAACTCTGACCCTAGAGATTTAACAAACGACAACTGGTACTACAACACTGAGGGTGGCACAATTGTCAACGGCACGGGGACCATGTACAACACATATGGTTATACCCCAGGATCCTTAGGACAAGATCAAGCAGGAGCTTTTGATAACAGTTACGCTACTATAAAAAGTTATAAGGAGCAGGGTATTCTAGACATACCTGACTACGCATTCTATCAAGTATCAGCACAACCTGTAACTACCAAAGATCACCTTTGGACAGTAGCGACACTTGTAATTGATAGAACCATATCAAAGAACTTCAAACTACCAGACGCAGTAGCACTTTGTCTAGGGGCAGGAGAGTATAGCCCTCATCACTGGGCTAGAACATACTTTAGAGCTATCAAGTCCTTCAAGGATTTCACTAACTTAAACTCTTCACAGGTTAGCATAAAGGTATCCTCACAAGCTTATCAGGATGTTAACAACCCATATGCATTCAATACACCAGAAGAGTACGCGCAAGTTCTTTATTGGCAAAACGAAAAGAAAAACATACAAGCTAACTCCTACGACATAGGAAAGTATACTCTTGTGTTCCTTGCCATAAACTGTGAGAGGACCTTCAATAGATGGGGAGGAACCTCAAGTGGACTGGACTTCAACGACAATGTAGTTTCTACTCCACTAGTAGGTGCAAGAACATATCCCTGGAGAAATGGTCCTGCTCTCCCATCCATAGCTATGATGAATGATTGGGAGGACTGGGCTCAAACTGATTATGGAGATGATGCTAGAAAGTGCTCTCTACCAATAGTTCATACCTCAGTGATACAAGTAATAAGGGATGAGGATTTCATATTCACAAAGGACTTCTTCATAGGAGATGCTGATCTAAAGAGCGTTATAGTTGATGGGAGCAGCTTGGGAACTTTCACCACTAGCTCTGTAGCTATACCTTATAAGCTAAATCCTGAGGAACTTACTGGTCTATTCAGATTCTATAATACTTTAGGAGATGATCTACAATCTAGAGATTCAGAAGTTACAGCACAAAGGTTTGGGACTAATGGCGGTGGAAGGTCAAGCTACAGGAATCACCCAGGAGCGTACAAGAACCTTCCAAACAATGATCTTACATTCAAAAATGATCAGAAGATAACAACAGTGAGGGTTAAAAACTGATGAAAGGGACGGTTGAAGTTTATAGAGTTTCTGATAAAAAGGAACTGCTATGCAAGGAAAGTAATCTCATTGTTGATGGGGCTGGAGAGAGCATCGTGGATATATTTACGCTACCTCCAAGCATGAATGTCTCTAGCTTGGGGACAACGGATACTGAGATAAGCACGGTCTTTGATGTATCAAACTACTGTATAAGTTTGATGTCTCTTGGAAAAAGCAAGACAGGGTATCAGAAGAACCTACACACCTACAAAAAACATAATCTAATTGTTGATGCAGACAGTATGGATAATGTTGTATTTAACAATACCGTTCTAACTCCTGTATTTACAGAGAGCCCTGCTGATTCTTCAAGTATTGTTCATCGCATAAGTAGCACAGACATTGAAGGTGGGTACATTGAATGGGATAACTTTGATCTCACATTAATGCAATATCTTTATTCAGCACCTAAAGTGTTTTCAATAGACATAAAGCTAGATCCGAAGGACACGGTGGACGCTACTACTGATGAACAAGGAGTAAGTAGGTCCTATGTTACGATACAAGTAGGAACAGAGTTCTTTACATTCGGGTTTACAAACCCAGAAATACAACAACTGGGGGATGTTAAAGGTGTTTTAGATTATGTAAGATTACCAGAACAAAGACCTGTTTTCTACAAGCACTTAGGTAATAATTGGTTTAGAGTAGGGTGCGTAATTCCAGAGCAGTATAATACAAACGGAACATTTACGGATTTCTCTATAAAACTATATCCATGTTCTTTAGAAGATGAGACAGGAGACGAAGCTAGTGATAGGATAGGTTCTGTTCTAATCTCAAGACCTTCATTCAATGTAGGAAGTTTACCAATAACCTACTACATAAGAGACGATTCCTTAAGGAATACTGTAAATGAGTTTGACGAGTATCCTGCATTGTTCCTGTCAGTGGCTCAAACAAAAAATGACCCCTATGTATTAGATGGGCCAGGAACTCTAACTAATTACGCCAATGGGTACAATGTTTCAGGAGAGCTTTGCAAATATCCAGACCCTAACGACTCTGTGCTGCAACCTGATACAGGCACAGCTTATGCAGACAATGTGGACTGTAAGTTATATAACGGTCATAACCTAAACCTTTATTCCGTAATAAGAACGGATAGAGCATCTCTTGCTGATTATATAGGAGACGGTTGGAGTTACACTTCTAAATACGCTTCTCTAACTATACCCTCTGATTTCGCATGGTTCGGATCTTTCGCTACGGATAATGAAAGAAGTGATTATGAGATAAGAAGAGGAAACATAACAGACATAGGTAGTTATGTCGCTGCTAACGATAGCGGACAGACCATAACAGGCACAAAATTCAATTCTTCTAATACTATGGACACGAATGGGTTCATTCGGGTATTCAACAGCAAGACAAATAATTACGCAGGGGATGGTAACAATTCATTATGTAAGGTAGTTAGCAATGAATCAGCGGCCAATGATGGTGTAGTTTCCTTCAAGCTTATAATAACCGCTGCTGATAGGTATGTTGCTAACTGCTTTGGAGGAATCTTTGAAGCTGGTCTATTTACATTAGATGTTGCTGGAAGTAGGAAACTAAATAACAAAAGAATAAATAAATCTTTAAATAGGAATACCCTTTTTGGAGATGATCTAGCATCTAGGTTATTTTGTAAGAAGTCCTTTACATTTGATATAACCAACAATCCTGTCTTTAGTAATCAATCGAATGTAGAACTAATTTGGAGTTTAGATTTTAACGAGTCATGAGAGGTTTAGTAACAATAACTAAAATTTACAAGGACGGTACTAAAGAAACCGTAATTGAGAATGAGGAGAACACCTTAACAGCAGGTTTCTCTATCGCTCTCAGCCGCTTACTATCTAAGGGAACTGATGGGGATCTGGATGATTTTAGATTTGGATACTTTCAGTTAGGAACCTCTTCTTACTACAGCGGATTCATGTGGGATGAATCACTTGCCAACGCTACTAGAAAGAACTTCTTCAAGCTACACTCCCCTCTTCAAACAGCCGAGGACTACGGACTCAACAGCAGCATAGAAGCAGTTGAAAAGAATACGCTCACAGCAGAGGAGCAGTTTGTAGAATCGTATCAGATACAGTATCAGAATGAAGTTCAGGTTATGGCAAAGCTTGACCCTGGAAAGGTATCAATACTCAACTATAACCCTGTTACACAGCAGGACGCTATTGCTGAATCTCAAGGTGCTGGGGAGGTTCGACTAACACAGAACTCAATACTGGTTAGAATAACCTTGGACGAGTACGCTGCTATAGGGCAAGATCTAAGAGAGTTTGGACTGTTCATAAAAGATCCAGAGGAGATCCTAGGTGACGATGAGCCAGTCCTTGCTGCCTACAAATCAATCCCAACGCCTATTACTAAAACAGAAGATTTCATCCTTGATATTCAATGGGTTATAGAATTGTTTGATACCGTCAACAACTACACGGCTCTGACGGATTGCGTATTCTTTAAGCCAGCGTACCTAAAAAGGTCTGGTACAACTCAAAGAGGAACCTTCGTAAAGTTTATTGAAGAGGGGGATACTTACGACCTAGAGATTGACAGTCCTGTTCCTACCTTAAAGGGAGGCACTCTGAATTACACCATCTACACAGAGGGCGATGAAGGAGAGTACGATACATTCAAGTATGCTAAAAGAAATATACACTATAACCTATTAAACGAAAATGGTATACCTGACCCAACCATAAATTCTCCTATGGTCTGGGAATCTGGTTCCTCCAGAAAGGTTATACGAATATTTGCATATCCAAGTAACAAGTATTTCCAACCTAGGATCATAAGGTTTAGATTAGATAACTTTGTAGGAGACAAAAGGGTCCCTGATAGAAGAGAGGATAACTATCCTAGAGAGTTTATAATTGTTATGAGGTCTAAGAAAAGACCTCAGAAGATATCGTTTGTAGGCAACCCTACTTTAGGAAACGGTTCAAACGGTATTTACACTGATTATACTAGATGGATTATAAAAGCATTTGATAATGCAGCAAATCCTGCTGTAGATGACAGTGAAGATTTTAGTGACGACACCTCTGTTATCGTTAAGATTGAATCCGATAGCAACTATAGTTTGCGTATTAACGATGATGATGCACAGTCGTTTAATTCTTCAAAAGTTTATCACCGTATAAATGTAGAGAAAGGTTC